AGAATTATATATACAATAACCTATATTGTGCTACGCTCTTTTTAGGGGTTGTCCCTCCTGTGATTTTATGATTTGGCAAGAAGCACAAAATGAGCCTCACGAATGGAACTAGAACCAGGACTAATAAAAAAGTTATCCACAGGTATCTAAAATAAATAAAAATAAATTGAAACAATTTAGAATTTTAGCCGTTTACCTATATAAGATATTATAGTAATTTTACTATAATTTTCTTGACATGTATTATATGGGATAATATATGTTAATTATCTTTTAACAACGGAGAAACTATGTTTAAAAAAGATATATTAAAAAAAGCAATTAACAATAAGTTGTTTTCTGTTGAGTTTGTTAAAGCAGACAAAACAAAAAGAACTATGCTTTGTAAGTTGCCCACCAATGAAAAGTTTTTTAGTGGTGGAGAATTAAAAGGCGATAGAAGTCACTTATTAGAAGTGCTTGACGTCACAGTATTAAGAAAGAATCCAGATGAGCCAAAAAAAGCTTGGCGTTCTGTTAATCTTAATACTTTAACAAGTCTAAAAATTGGGGGTGTAGAATGGGTATAAATTCTGATGTAGTTTTCAAATATGAAAACAATATTGAAATTATGTGGAATGGTTCGGCAACTTTCAATGTATTCGTAGATGGTAAAAATGTAAATTGTTTTACTGAATATGATATTGAAACTATCGAACAAGCTCAACGCTCGGCTGATGAATGGTTAGCGATGGAGCTTGAAGAAGAAAAGTTGAGGTATGCAGATGCCTATTAACAATAAAGATATGTTGGGCGATTTAAATCGCCCAACAAAATGGCTCGAGAAAATTTTTCTTAGTGAAGAAGAAATGTTTACTGGCTTGGCATATGCTGTTGAAGATGTTCATGTTTATCAACATGATTATAAAACAATCAATGGACCACATGGGGTGGAATACATGTTAATGATCGAGGTTCATAACGATACTGAAAATCCTCCTGGATTTACAGCAGATGCTTTTGAAGCAAGTTATGATGACTATTCAGTGGGGTACGAAGATGCTTAAAAGAATGTTAGCTGTCTTGATGTCGACCGGATCTATTTGGTTTACATTTTGCTTAGCTGTTTTTATACTCGGGTTAATTTTCCCGCACTATTTATGATAAACTTTATAGCTGCAGCTTTGAGCTGCAGCTTTATTAATGAAAGGATAATGATGGAACAAATGCTATTGGATAAAGTTCAGATCCTAGAAGACCAGCTTGGTAGGACCGAAGACGCATGGTTAAAAAGAATATGGATAGATAAAATAAATGATCTGATGCGCAAGGTCTCAAGAATTAGAAAATAAAATAAGGGGGCAATGCCCCCTTGATTATGCTCTTAATTTTTCTAGAAGTTTAGCGACTGCCTTGTCACTGAAACCCCCAACATGCCATTCATAAATATCATTTAGTTCTAGACCCTCGGCTTCCCCTAAATAATTTTTACCATTCTTCCAATTATAAAGAGTGGCTACTGTGCCATCAGCAAATTCAAAAGCCCATTCAACATCTGTTTTATAGTTATCACCATTTGGGTCGTGAGGTTCGCCAAATGTTTTTACAAGTTGGTCATAACTTGCTTTTATATATCCTTGGAGAAAAGTTCCCCCAACATTTGTAGTCTTTTCCATAATCAAACCCTTTCTTTTAATTATGTATTGACTATGGGATATTTTGTATATAATGTCAAATCATAATTTAACAAAGGAGTGAATTATGCCTAACTGGACTGCAAATAATGTTTTGTTTGTTGGTAAAGAAAAACAACTTAAAACATTAAAAGATATGTTGAAGTCAAAAGATAATGATTTTGATTTCAATAACATTATTCCAATGCCAAAGAATATTTTTCGTGGCAACCTCGGTAAAGAGGAAGAAGAAAAGTATGGAGATAATAATTGGTATCGTTGGAGTATTGATAATTGGGGGACGAAGTGGAACTCTGTCGGCACTCGTGTCGAATTAAAAGATGGATCTTTGTATTACACTTTCGATACTGCTTGGGATTGTCCTCGTGAAATCGTGAATGCATTAATGAGAATGAGAAAAACAATTCTCAAAGATATTAAAATATCTTGGGAGTGCATTCACGAAGATGGATACGAAGAAGAAACAATAATAGACATAGAGGAGGACTATGAAATCAAAGAAACCACTTGATCAAATGACAGATAAAGAAAATTTAGCCGAGTGGACTAGGAGGGCGAGAGCCTTCCTAGTTGGCAAAAGAATAGTTGACGTGAGATATCATTCAGAAAAAGAAAACGATGATATATTTTACGAAGACTACGGTCGCAATGTTCGGATCGTCTTTGATGATGGACACTGGATTACACCGAGTCGCGATGATGAGGGTAATGGTCATGGTGTACTTTTCACAACTGACGATGAGCATGGTGCAGAAGTGATACCTACAATTGGGTATCACAATTAACACTCCTTGACCCGGGGCTTTTTAGCCCCTGGTTTATTCAAGCTGCAATGTAAAACTGGTTTGAAACGTCTTTGCAGCTTGATTAAGCCGCAAGGCACAAGGCCAGCTAGCATGTCCGACTGAACAAGCCGAATTGTTAGCTGGCAAGGCGCAAGATTTTAATTGACATTGTATGAGATTTATCTTATATAATAATTGAGTCAGGAGTGGAGGAGAACCTTGAAAATATAGGCTTCCAAAAGTAGCAATACCTGAAGCCCTGACTCATTAAGGAGTAAATATATGTTAGATACATTAACTAATAAATACTTGCCGGACTTTACAAAAGAAAAGGTGAGTAAAGAAGAAGCTGCAGAGCTGCTATACCAGGCGCTCTGTAAACATGCGAAAGACGTGGGCCATGATCCAGCTTGGGAAATTTTCAAGCAACCGCATGAAGATAGCCCAAAGGGGATTATAGTTTCATACGAAGCTGGCCCTTACGATTGGGGCGTGGGCTACTCTTTGAGCTCCCATCCTGAATCATACGACATGATGAATAACCCGCAAGATTGGTACCTAGAATGTTACTATGGGTTCGATGTTATTTTCTGTGACAAATAGATATCCTGGCCGCCAATTGGCGGCCTGATTTACTCAAGCTGCTGGTGGCGAAGCTTCCAGGACCAGCAGCTTGATTAAGTTACATGGTCCAAAAACCAGGGTTCAAGGTCACAAGGCTCATGGATTAGGGCGCAGGGTTCAAGGCTCAAGCCTAACTTTGCAAGTCTCAAGGCACAAGATCCAGAATAAATCGAGATGCCTCCTCGTCCGAGGGGGGTGGCCATGATAAACGAACAACCACCATTCGTATTATGGCTCATATGCCATGATATTTGACCAGGAGAGAGCTTGACTTTGTTACCCGTAGTTACCTTAAGCTCTATCCAGAACTGTCCTCGTTGTTTATCTGTGATCTTATAAACGGCAAGGACATCAGGCAATCCTAACGGAGTGACTGCTTCGATTCTTGTTAAGGTAACTTTTGTAAATTTATCTTTGATTCTTTTCCAGAATCTCGTCTCCGGTTTCGTTGTCATTTACTTCACTATAACTCCCTTCGATAGACAATTTCTTGTCCATATCTCGTAATAATTTATCAACTTCTTCACGATTCAATTGATCTATACTGCCATGCATTATCTCTTTTCTGTCAATGTAAAGACCACCAACTTGACCCCTGGATTTTTCAGCCGTTACGGCTGCATTCCAATTGCCTTTTTCTTCTGCACCTCTACTCAATTGATCTAACCTTTTTAAATGTTTGTGAAGATTAATTTCATATTTCTTTTCTTCTTGATTCCGCAGCTCACGGATATATTCAGTGCAACCAGGATGTTTGCGTAGTTCGGAGGCCTCAATTCTTGCCCTCTTTTCTGAGTATCCTGCCAGGATCGCACATTCTGTAGCTGTTTTTGTGTCGCCTTCTTGAACAAACAATAAACAAAACTTTGCTTGTTTTGGTGTCAGTTTGTCTCGTAACTGTTCTAGTTCCATGATACCTTTATAACATGTTTTTGGCAGAAAACAAGGAAACCACCGCTACGCCATATATACCAGACGTAGCGGACATGTAGCGGTTAAACCAGGGTTAAGTCATTGTAATGTATATATTATTTCACTACCGCTACACCGCTACACCGCTACACGAGATATTTGAAAGGTTAAA